TTGTTGCTGTTAATAAGCAGGGTATCATAAGTACACCAAACCAACCTACATATATGCGGTTGTCTGTACTTGTAACCCACTGACAAAATCTTTCCCAGTTGCTAATGCTGTTATCTCTTGTTACTGAGATAGCTGACATTAGAATACTCCGGGTATGATTTGTCCTGTTGTTGCGTAGGCTCCTACAGCTGCTACGAATCCGAGCATTGCTGCCCAGCCATTAAATCTTTCTGCTTCTGGTGACATTAGTTTTCTTGGGGGTAATAATTGTATGGGTGGTTCGTTTGGGTAGATGTTTTCTCTACCATCTGTATCGGTAGTAATCATTTATTTTTTCTTAGTTTTTCTCTTGTAAGGTTTTGCTGTTTTCGCTGAACGTGCAAAGTTAGCGGCGGTGGGAGCGCCCTTAGAACCCACCTTTCTCATCTTCTCGCCAGAGCCAGCTTTGATACGCTTTCTCTTGGCGTGAATGTTTGCGTATAATCCTCTCTTGGCCATTAGACTTGACCTCTTTTCTTTTTCTTTTTGTTCATGATTTCATCCAGTAACATATCTTTACCGGCATCTTCTCGTGCTTTCTTATTCATTCTAGCATCAAGAATTTCCCTGTCCATTTCATAGTCAGGCATCATAGCAAGTTTTTTTCTCTCACTGATAGTGCGAGTTACCTTGCCTCTTTCATCATATGTGTGTGCCATTAGCATTTCCATTTACGTAGGGCAAGAGCCTTACGTGTAGGCTTGCCGTTTGGTTTCTTCATTGGTCCTTTTACACCTTTCATTCTAGCACAGAATGAGCGTTTGCGTGGACCTCCTCCGGGCTGTGGAGCCTTGAGGTTAGAGCCGGTAGCAGCGTTGTACTTTTTTCTACCGGCAGCTGTCAGTCCACCAGTACGGGACTTGTGCTTTCCCATCTTGAGACTGACATTCTTTTTCTTTACTGCCATTAGGCTTGACCTATTTTTAAGCTGTCTTTATTTGATTGTACTTTATTTAAGAAAGGAGCCATCCACTGATAGGGTAGCTCATTTCTATTTGGTAAGGCTTTAGTACCTTCGAGACCTCTATCGGATCTCCACTTTAGTACAAAAGCACGAGTCTCTCCGAGTAAGTCTCTAGCCATTATTTTTTCTTTTTATTTTTCATGATTGCAGCCGCAACTTTTGGTCTTTTTTTTGCGAGTGCGGCTAGTCCCTTTGACACTTTAGATCCACCTTTCTTTGGTGGTCTACCTTTCTTACTTCCGTAAGTTCCTTTCCCTGCTGGCATGATTTTAAAATGATAAGTCTGATCTGTCTAGTTTTTCGATAACATCTTGCCTGTAGGCAGGGTCGTTATCATACCTTCTGTCATTCATAGCTGCTACTAATTCAGCTTGGCTACGAAAGACGTCACCTCTGTTAGGTGCTGCTTTACCTTGTACCATTTTACCTTCTATTCCATTTGCTGCATCATACTGTGACTTTAATCCTTTAACTGCAAAGTTAATAGCATCTAAGCTACCAGTATTAATGATTTGGTCAAAGGCTTCTATAGACTTAGCGTCTAGATTAGCCCCTGCCCATTGTACCATGTTCTGGTATGCTGCGTCACCGCCTGCTGCGTTCTTAACTTGATTTATCTGCGACTCAGATATATCAGCTACTTCAGATGGTGGCTGTGCTTGCCAGTCTGGACTCTTTGTTACTTCTAGATATGCGTTAACCAAATCTTGACTAGACATATTGGAAAACTTTTGTAGAGTCTCTGGTGATAGCTTACCATCGTTTTGATAATACTCATCTGATGCTGATGTAATAACACTAGCATTGTCAGATAGTGAGGTAGGTTCTGGTTCTGGCTCTGGTTCAGCTTGCTCTGGTTTATCACCTAGCTTTGCTTCCAGTTCTTTGTAAGCTTTCTCTAACTCTTCAGCTGATTTATATTTACCAGCCAGTAGTTGTTCTTGATCTTCGACAATTTTCTCACCAACAGCCAGAGAGTCTTGCTCTTCTGGCGTTAGATTGTCGGTAAGTGTTTCTGTAGGTACTGTTGTATCTACTGTAAATGTGTTTTCTTCTGCCATTCTATTCTTGTGGTGGTACTGGTGCTCCAGTTAAACCTTCAATAGCTGCTGATGCTTGCTCTGCCAACTCTGGGTTCTTTGATGGATCCATGAGTGGTGTGCCTGCAATCTGTCCTGTCTGATCGACAAGTGACTTCTGTGCCTGCATCTGCATAAGCTTCTGTTGCTCTGCCTGTAGCTCTTCTGGAGTTCTGATTAGGTTGAGTACATCTATACCCTGTGCCGCTGCTAGTCTTTGTATAGCTTCAGATGGGTTAACAAACTTGATGAGAGCTTCTGGTCCTAGTGTCTGTGCTACTGTGCCCATGAATCTAGTCAAGCTTTCGTTGTCCTGTCCTCTACCGAGTGAGTTAATACCAGCTACGATCTTAGGTCTAACGACATCTTTAGGTAGTCTTGGTATCTGATTAGATCTCTGTAGTATTAACAGAGTTCTGTTGAGGTAGGGTACTAAAAACTCTACCGTTAACAAGCTGAACAGTCCGCCGAGGGATTGCTCTAGCTCTAGCTGAGTCAGGCGTACCTCTTCAGCTGTGACCCTTTCAGCGTTTCGCACGTTCATAACTAGGAACGCTTCGAGGATTCTCTTTTCTATTTGTGACGCCAGCTGTGCAGCTGTGGAGAAGTCTGCTGTCTTACCGACTTGCACAACTCCTACGTCTTCTGGTCTACCCTGTATGATAGCTCCGTTACCGGCTTTCGATAAGGTCTGCGGCTTGGTAGTTGATGAAGGTGAGACAAGAAAGATAACTTTACTTGCAACACTTGCACCCTCTACGAGAGCTTGAGACAATCCATTGAGACTACGTAAGTCTCCAATAAATTCCTCTACTCTACCACGTCCGTAGTCCTCTCCGTCTACTGTATTGAATCGAAGCACTAACCATGGTGAGGCATTTTTCGGTGCTGTGCTCTGGCTACCATCTAGGATCATGTTGTCCACTTCTTGATGCCATCTCCAGCTACCGCTATTCTCATCCATCTTAACACAGGTGTACACCTCAGCGTCGTCTTCATCTGGACCAAGGTAATTACTGTTCGGTCCCTGTTTCTCTGGAGGTTTTTCTATCCCCAGAACCTTTCTGCTAATTAGCTCTTTGGTAACTATTTCTATAACATTACCATTACCGTCTCTGTTTACAACATATCGTGAGAGAGGATAAGTCTTTAGACCATCCTTGCCCATAAAGATAAGTGCGTTACCGCCAACGATCAGGTGTTTTAATGCTTGGTGTACTTGAACTCGATCATTAGATGCAGCTATGAAATCCATTATCAATCTCTCTATTTTTGAGAATGATAAGTCTAACTCTGTGCGTATCTGTGGGTCGAGTGTTTCTCCAAGCTTGTCGTCTCTAACTTGTAGCTTAAAAAAGCTAGTCTGTGGAGGTAAGGTAGCTAGCATAAGCTTCGCTGCCAATGTAACAACAGCTTTAGCTCCGACTGATTGCCATGGTTGTAGCAACTGTCGCTTGCCTTTAAAGTTGTCGTCTCTTGTAATAAGATAAGGTAAGGTAAGTTCAGAACATTCAACTGCCATGTCCAGAAACTGTGTTCTGCCTGATGACAATTTATCGTATCTTTCCTTAGCCTTATACATTCATTCCACCCGTTGTAGTACCAGCTGTTGGTGTGTTGATATTAATTTTAAGAGCATCAGTACCAGTCTTCTTAGCTGTTCCTCTTGGAGCAGTCTTTGCGGTTGTACCATACTCTACGCCCGCTACTTCATCAGGATCTACTAACTCTTTCTTGCTAGGTAGTCTTGATGCTTGCACTACGTCAGGCTGCCTTGGTTGTATAGGAGCTGGTGTAGGCATAGGTGCAGGGCTTGATCTAAATAGACACATTGTCTTCTTCTAAGATAGTTTTTACATATTGTACCACTTCCCATTGTCCGGAGCGATACATGATGGAGGCTAAGTCCTCCTTGGGGTGGACGGGACGCCAAGCAAACTTGGCTTCTAAATCCTCTACCAGTTTCTCGAGTTTCTCTGAGTGGAAACTAAGCGTACTGGGGTAGGTTTGTGTTTGCATGTTCAAAAAATGCGGGCATACGAGCTGCTTTTGTGTCAGAAAACTGAGGTGCTTTACCTTGATACATTAACTGATCGCTCGCATCTGCCCAAAATTTTTTCGACAAATATTTATCAGTATTGTTTTCTGCTAGGGGTTGTAGTACCCATTGTATAGTTGCCTTCCGAAGCTTATCCAAAGAAGAGCTAGGAACAAGACCCAACTCAGCACATACGAGACTATTTGTCGCAACGTGTATTTGTTCATCTCTGGATATATCAGCTGATACTGTTCTGAGAGCAGCGTCACCAAGAAAGCGAAACATAGGTAATAGAACAAAGAATATAGCTCGCTCTGCAACGAGTGCCTTTGTGATAGTATGGTCAGGGTGGTCAATCCAAGCATCTCTTAACCTCTTAGCTTCAAGTTCAGCTTGGGGATCAGCCCCATGGGCGTCAACAATGAAGCCCAAAGCGAGATCATGTTTAATCTCGTCTTGTACGTTTGACTCAAGAAGTGTCCTCGCCGCTTGCGGGACAGTCCTCTCCAGTCCCTGAGAAATAAATTCTCCAACTGGTAGCTCCATATGACGTATTGCGAGTGCACGCTTGATGGTTTCTTCAGCACCTTCTTTTA